CCTTTCTTGATATTCTTCGCATGACGCGCTTTAAAGCTCGCTCGTTTCTTTTTCATGGCTTCTGACTCACCAGCCTTAGGCTTACCAGCAGTCTTAGCGCCCTGCTCCCCAAAGCGTATTGTCTTAACCTTATCGCCCACTTTAGCCACAACCACATGTGACTTCTTTGGATGACTAGGAGTGCGCTTAGGCTTGTTATAACCACTCACGCCCGCCCTAGCTAATCTCGGATCTTTCTTCTTTTCCGCCATTTCAAAAAAACCTCTATATATTTTTTGGGTTAGGTACTCTCACAAGGACCGCCCCCCTATTTCTTGAATACATGTTTTTCAAAACAGGTACTCTCATATTGACCCACCCCCCAAAAATGGTGATATAGATCTGCTAGTCCCCCATGGATCCACAGTATCGAACCGCCCCGACCCCAATATCCCTATCCCCCCCCCTACCTTATTATTACCTGCGATATGGCGAGGTGTTCTGGCTAACCACAACCTGATAAAGGTGTTGGTCAGCTAGTGTAAGTCCTTGTTTTCCTTGAAGATATCCGCATCAAACTCTTCCTCAACGGCTTCTTCTAGGTCTAAATCAGCCAAAAAAGCCCCATGAAAGCTTGTAACCTCCTGTTTTTCTGGCGCGAATCCGCCTACTACCTTAATCAGCAGTTCTAACGCCCTAACACGGGTTCCTGACTGATCAGCCTCCATGCTTTCACTTTCAAGCTGACTTACATAACGTGCCAGTTTATCCTCGCCATCACTCATGATTTGTCTCCTTTCAGCCTCTATAGCCGCCTTTACACTAATATTATCTAACAGGCGGAATGCCTGCACGTTTGGGTGAGCGTAGCCTGCAAGGTGTGCTGATCTGGTTGCATTACCTGTTGCTACGTACTCTGTGACGAATCGAAGCTGTCTCATGTTCAGGGTTTTGTTATCCCTTACTGGTGTATTGCTCTCTACTGTCATTGTTTACTTCTCCCTATGGGAATATGGACGTGGGGGGTTTTGGTTTTTTCCCCGCCCTAGAAAAAATTCTTAACTATGGCGCTGAGTCCTACTGAGAATGCTACCCAGAACATCCTCTCACTGACTCTGCTCTTACTCTCTGTCTGTACTATGGACTTCTCAATCTCGCGCTGATTCGACTCTAAGGTATCAAGCCTGCGTTCGTGGCGGTCTGTTCTCTTATGGCTACTGATCATCCGCTCATCTAGGCGCTTAAGTTCTGACAATGTCTTGGTGACTTCATCTAGCTTTGACTCTAGGCGATCAAATCGGGTGTCTATGTTCAAAGTATCTGCGCTCATTGGTAAGTGATTGGTTTCATTAAGAATTATGTCTGTAAGTATATCTTTTAATCTATACAGACACAAAATAATTTCAGTTAATTATAAAATATATCTTGACAGATTATTTTCTGCACCTGTATATTAGTTGGCAAGTGCTCAAACGGCACTTCGGATACGAGGTCTCCGACATGACCTGCCACCTTCGGGTGAACACGAAAGCTTCGGCGAGTAGTGGTCTTCAAAGCACAGCGTGAAATTGCCGATCAGGGAGTACAGGTGGCGAGAGTAAGGTGCGAGTCGGGACAGAGCCCCTGCCGCTCTTCAAAGGTGCACGGTTGGAGATAGTGAAAGCCAGACTTAGTTCTGAGCGAGTAGCAAGCCTCCTGCAAGGAACGCAATCAAACTACCGACTGGGTGGGCAACCTACCTAGGAAAGCTGAGGCGAGTACGACCCAGTCGAGTTGATTTGATAGAGCCGCCACGTTGGAGGTTCTACAAAATCAATTCAGTCCTGAGGAGGGCACCATGGAAATACAAGTAGAAGTAAAAAGCATTTACGGTCAAGAGAAGATCTACCCACTATGCCTAGCGGGCGAGACATTCGCTGAGATAGCAGGCACCAAAACATTAACCACTGAGACTATCGCACTGGCTAAGCGCCTTGGTTATCAGTTCATTGTTAAGCCACGGGAGATCTGATCATGACTACACATAAAGAGCGAGCGTTTAAGTTAGCGGATGAGATCGATGCACTGCATAGCAAACTAGAAGAGCATGTTGACGATTTACGGCTCGAATGGGCTGACGATAAATTCGATGACGAGTACCCAATATGGGACTCAGAGGATGCTCAATACCACCTAGAGAAGGCGGTTGACTTGATCAAGCGCTACTACACAAACGAATCATTGCTTAGGTTGGCAGAGCCCCTGAAAAGGCAAGCCTAAGTAAACTCAACTGATGAGGCTAGCGGGGGTTAGCCGAAACAGCCCTTCGGGGTTGTCTTGAGACCCATAAAATTAATCCTGAGGAGGATAACAACATGGCTAAATTTGAAGATATTTTTCAAGAAGTTACAGACCGAATCATTGATGGTTTGGAAAATGCTGATGACTGGCGTAAGCCTTGGAAATCACTGTTCGATGGTTCAGTACCGCATAACGCATCTACTGGCAGACCATATAGCGGTGTAAATTTCCTTAACCTATCGTGGGCATCCAAGAAATGGGGTGCTTCTGGTTGGGTTACCTACAAGCAGGCACAAGCCCTTGGCGGTAAGGTTCCCAGTAAAAGCGCATCAAACGGGGGCTGTGAGTATGTATGGTTCATGGCTCGCAGTGTCTATAAAGATAAACAGACTGGTGACGATAAAGTCGGCTTTATAAACAAATGCTTCTCAGTCTGGAATGTTAACCAGATCGAGTGGGAAGAAGGCAGTAAACCTTACAGAGAATACACCCCACCAGTATCTGGTACGGGTGCAGTCAATGTACTGGCTGAGAGCCTAGATATTGATCTGCAATATCACGGTGATGTTGCCTGCTTCATCCCTTCAGTAGATGTTATCAAGATGCCTTCTGCTGAGGCGTTCAAAACCCCTGAAGACCACGATGCCACACTGGCTCATGAGTTAGTGCACTGGACTGGTCATAAAGACCGACTCAATAGAAAGATCCTGAACAGCAAGGGTGGTGAAGACTACGCCTTTGAGGAACTGGTCGCTGAGTTGGGTGCGGCTTTTGCAGGCTCCCTACTAGGTATTCCCTACGAGGGGCTACAGCATGAGAAGTACATCAAAGGTTGGCTTACGGCGTTAAAGAATGATCCTAAACATATTGTAAAGGCATCTGCTCAAGCGTCCAAAGCTGTTAACTATCTTAATGATAATGGCTCCCTACAGATTGTAGACAAAGCCGCATAGGTTGGGGGGTGTTGGGTTTTCCCGCGCCCCATTTTTTTACCTGAGGAGGTAATCATGAGTGAAGATCAACTGATACAAAACGTTAAAAACGTAATCCTTGAGTGGGCGTTCGAGGAGATCGAAGAAAACCCTGACAGCGACATTACCTTGGAGGATCGGTACTGCCAGAACAGGGATTCAATACTTGACGTCCTGAAAGAAAAGCTCTAGCTGATGAGTACTGGGTAGTGCCCAGTCGAAACACTGGTTCGCCAGTGTCCTAGATAACTAATCCTGAGGAGGATCTATCATGGCTACATTGCAACAGCAAAACATACACCCTGTACTGTCCCTTACTTGGGATTTATTGACAGACCCTTTGATCAACCCTACACGCAAAGCGAGACTGCGTCAGGATGCACGGCGCTATCAATACAAGGATCAGCTAGCCTCTCGCGCTGAGTTTTCGGAGTTCATCGACTACTACAAAACCGAAGACGGTTTTTTATATATTGAGAACTTTTCAAGAGACTGCGACAACTGCGAGCGCACATGGTTGAGCAAAATACCTGCCCACGTTACGGCGTACGAATTACACGTCAAGCAACTGCATGCAGGCGCTGAGGGGCTCACTTACTGCGACCTAGTCTCTGAGGCTACAGCGCGTAAGTTTGAGCCTTCATTTCGTGATCGTAACGCAGAGCGTGGCGGGTACTAACTTTATACTAATTCCAACTGATGAGACCAGTTAGTTACTGGTCGAAACACCCCTCGTGGGTGTCTTGGAAAACTACTTACCCTGAGGAGGGCTAACAATGAATTTTTCAGACTTTGAAGCACACAAAACGTTTGGTCGGTTCACTGTAACCATAGACACTGAGGAAAACAGAGCGGATGTATGGGTGGGAGCCAATGTAGATAAAGGCACTCCCGTCAATCTGGAATACATTATTGCTGATGTAGAAACAGGTGAGCCTGATGAGGATGCCATCGTTGAGGCTGTATACAAATCAGGCTGTCGCGACCAGATTATAGACTGGGTAGACAGCACTGGCTTGTACTAATCCAACTGATGAGACCAGTTAGTTACTGGTCGAAACACCCTTTGTGGGTGTCTTGGAAAACTAATAAGACCTGAGGAGGTTAATCATGAGCAATTCCAAATTTCGCTTAGATAAAAATGCAATCCATTTGCTTAAAGAGTGTAACGAGTTGGCATGGCGTATGTCTGGTCGGGTCGAAGAACTTTTTGGCGACTTGCAGGGCACGTCAGTACCCCGCTCTGTTAGAGATGAGATTGAGATTCTTGAGCAGTACCTTAACAAGGTAATCAATCAGACCACAGAAGCCCTAGATGCTGATCGTGAGATTGACGGTGAGTGTGTCCATGCTTACTGCCCTAACCCAACCAACATAAAAGCCTATGGCTTAAAGGTTGAGAGGTATCTGCCCAGTAACTGGGAGGTATCAGATGTAACACCTGACACTGTTTATATTCGTGGTCATAACACCTGCCGCATTGATGGAGAGCGTGAGTTCGAGCACTACTTACAGCCGAGGCTAGCGTCAGGCTTGATTCACTCTGTGCTTGCAACTGCTGAAGAGGTAGAAGATCTCGCCCAAGATGAGCGTGACAATCTTCAAGATGGATTGGCTGAGGCAAACGATGAACGGTACCAGCTACCGTATTAAATCCAACTGATGATCGCAGTTAGTTACTGTGTGAAACACCCTTCGGGGTGTATTGGAAAACTAAACCTGAGGAGGTTTTTATGTATTTTATTACTAAGTTAAACGGCGATCGCGTGCCCAGTCGATATGGTCTGGTGCATTACGTGAGCCTGTCCAGACTATGTGACTATAGCTACCCTAACGTTAAGGATGGCATAAGCTATCTGGTATATAAGAGTGAACTAGACCGCAGTGACGGCAAAGCCCATGGCGTCTATGTTACTAAGGGCGGAAAGTTGGTGCGCGATAAGCGCAGATCAGCGTTACGCAAAATACACGATCTATTCAGGGGGCACAGTATCGATGAAATTACCTACGCCCCACTTTGACATTAACACCATGCTTCACCGCAAGGTAAAGTATGTCCTACAGAAACCTGACGCCCTGCATGATGCCCTGCTACAAATTGTAACTTTGGGCAAATCAGATTGGGATCCGCAAGAGTGGGAGGCACTGGTTGCCGATATCGAATCATCCGACCTTACAGTTGGTGAATACATCAAGCCCTACAGAACCTGAGGAGGTTAATCATGGCTTATTACATTAGCAAGCTAGACCCTACAGATGGATCAGTATCACCGATCGCTAGAGTAGTTAAACGATTATGTGATGCAAAACATCTAGCTGACGATGAGGTGTTTGCGGTATTCAAAAACCGCAGAGACTTCTCTGAAAAGTGGATCTACAAAACCTATATGTCGAAGAGCGGTAAACTTAAACCCGTGACAAGACATGACATCCCGAAACAAATCGGAAATCTGTTTTCTCTCTAGCTGATGAGCACTGGATGGTTACCAGTCGAAACGCCGTGAGGCGTCCTAGAAAACCGCTACAATTGCGTGTATATTAATTTCCTGAGGAGGATACATTATGAAGCAAGCACACTTACACCTTATTCAATGGGGTTTAGATCAGGGCTACATCATCGAGGTAGACATCGAAGGTGAGCCTGAGTATCGGGGCAAAAGCTACAAAGAAGCAAAAGATGCTAGTGAAGCGGGTGAGACAGGCTGTATATACCTAATCACTGGCACGGGTGATACAGATTATGCGTGGTTTGGATATCTTCACGACTACAACCAGAAGCCCGATGAAAAGATTTACGACTATGGCATTTGTGCCGTATCTGAATCGTGGCAGAAAGCCTACGACCAACACTGCTCTCAAGCCGCATAACCACCCCCACAATAAGTAACCACCATAAAGCCACCTTCGGGTGGTTTTTTAGTGCTTATTTAATTATCAAAAACCAATATCCTGAGGAGGATTTTATGAGTTTATATTTAGTAAAAAGTGAAGTACACGATGGCGGGCATGAATACCATGACAAGTTTATTCTGCTAGCAAGTAGCGGCGGAATATCGCTCGAACTACCTCAAAACATCGATGCAATTTTGACGGCATGGGAGTTTGGATTAACTGTCAAACATGTTGAAGAGTCAGGTGATGAGGTTTGGTCTGGCTGTCGGGTGGTTTATTGCAACACCTGCGGAACCATATCAAATGACCACTACGACGTCGTTAAAAAATACCTGAACGTGATTAATCTTGAGTACATTTTAGACGATGTCGAATATGGCGATGAGCGTGATCAGGAGGTGGCGTAATGAATAACCCATTTGCAGATATCGCCCAGTGGGAGCGCTACTGGGACATGAGCGACCTTGAACGTGTCCGTGAGGATGAGCAGGAACAGAAAAAGAAAGAAGCGACCGAGCAAAAATGGGCTAATCGCTTTAAGTTAGGCATTCAAGACGAATGCGATCAATACTAGGAGGTGCTATGCCTATATATCAAGTAACAACAAAAGAGGTCTGCCTTAACACTTATGAGGTGGCGGCTAGATCTAAGGAAGATGCTATCAATTCTTATTATGAGCAGTTTAACTCGAGGCAAATAAAAAGCGTTAGCAGTGATGAGAGTGTTATTTCAACACTAGAAGTATTTCCAACTGATGAGTTGTCGAGGTAGTCCCTCGATCGAAAGTCTAAGTACACAATAGGTAATTTTTTTTACCCTTTGTGTATTTGACTCTTGGATAACTAAAAACCTGAGGAGGTTTATATGTCTAACAATAATGTTTATTTAAGAAGTAAAAAAGTTAAAAGAATTGGCGGGAAGGATATGGTTTTGTTTTCTCATGGCTACAATCATGAGGTGTCCGTCTTAGCTAAGGAGAAATACTACGGCAGTGAATCGCATTATGATCGAGTGGTAAATCAGCGCGAAAATAAAGCTATGAAATACTGCGAAACACAAAAAGATATAAGGTATATGGTGCTGTGTGACAAGTGGACTGGTATTGGGTTACATTACGATGCAACAAAACCATGCTTAAACCCAGTTTATATAATAGAGCCTCATGACTACTACATTCGCGAGGGCACTCAACTTCCACCCATTGCAGGCTTTGTTTTCCGTACTGGTTATCAGTATAGTTTTTTAGACTTTGAAGATGCCTGCGAACCTTGGAAGCAACCTTACCCAGAGCAAGTTGAAAGAAATGCTTTGTCTAATACTAAAGTATTAATACCTTAGTATTATGTATTAATACATGCTTTGTAAGTATATTGGTCGCCCAAACGGATTGGGACGATTTCGACACGGATGTTTTAACAATTTCATTAAAAGGAATCAGGATGTGTTTTAATGACAGTAAAATTGATAAAGATCCTCGATATCTAGTCTCAATTGCTTTGTTACGTGTTGCAAAAACCTCTAAGCAAAAAAATGCATTAAGAAAAATGCTCAAGGAACATCAGGGCTTTGACTTTCTTGCGTATAAGCAACGCCTCAAAAAAGAGATAGATAAAAAAAGCGCGGGCGGTAAAATAATCGTTCACGCTTGGAGTCCTGAAGATTCATCTCAGGGCTGTCCTTCAACCCTGAAACTGCCAGCAACGGTAGTTTCTTATTTAAAATTTGCTAGATCAGCTAAAGGCAAAACTGTAATTATTAACCCGTCATCTTTGACAGTTCGTCAAACGACTTTTACAGAGACCAACCTTCAAAACGCAGTATAAGGTGACGGCTCACCTGAGGAGGGTATAGGCACAGGGAATATAGTGCCGAGCCGCCTCCCCCATCATAACCCTACAGTACCCACGGAGTAAAGAATGCAAAGGTATGAATGCCTTTGCTGTCAATTTGCGGGTGATCGTGATGAATTCATAATCGAAGAATGCGTGGATCTGGAGCCTTACGGCGATCGGAGCGTCCCGCGCACATCCTACACTTTTAACTGCCCTAAATGCGACAGCGATAACGTTGACGAAGAATGGCGTGCGCCATATTAAAAATTAATACAGGAGGTGCATATGCACTTATATAAAAAAATGCTTGAAGATAGTAATATCCCCGAAACAAGATCCTTACCATTAGCAGAATCCCTGAAAAGTTTGCATTCTGCTATCTGTGCTTTAGACCAAGAGAACAGGGTGCGCTTCGGGTTCATTAACCCAGAAGCAGTTGAAGCCGCGATAAGATACGCTTCAATGGAAGACCTCAACACTGAACTTTGGGGTGCTGACGAAAAGGTTTCTGTCATGATGGATAATCAATCTATCGGTGATAGTTTCTATATTGAATTTACGCCTGACTGTTTTGATGAAGATCTCCAATCAGAAAAAGAAGGAACAGTCATTAACATGGAGGACTACAGGAAAGAATGAAAACAAATGATCAGCTAATAAATTTAGCCAAGGAATCAGGGTTAACTTTCAAAGAGATATCCGAACTGATAGAGACCCCTTATGGAACTGTAAAAAACTGGACTCGAGGAAAGGAATCCCCGAGCTATAGAGAAATGCCTAAGCACGCACTCATTGCCGTTCGATACTGTATCGAAGCAAAGCTTGCCGAGGAATAAGAAATACCCACTTTGGATACCTGTCCGTAGTGCCAGTAATGCGGACGGGCTCCAACCCTTCAACTAGAATACACTCCAGTATTCCCTCTCGCGTAAACCAATACTCCCCATCCCCTAAATCAAAGAACCAAAAGTCAGCTTCAGATACAGAAAATGCACTAGGCTTTCTATGGAAATATTCCACAACAACATTGCCAGTCTTAATTGACATAGGGTCGTATTTAACCTCTATGGTTTGGTTGATCTCAGGCACCCTTATATCCCACTCGGGATGATTGCCGATCGCTCTTACAGAACTGGGGAATGTCTTTTTTAGGCGTTCTAGCAACCCTTCCTCGACCCTTCCGCCTCTCTTTAAATCTTCCTTAAATCCCACGCTTCTTCCACATAGCTTTAACTCCGTTTTCTACAAGCTGTCTTGTATGTTTAGGAACTGCATCTTGCGGTATTGATTGTATTGCATTGCGCCTTTCTTCTTTGGTGCTTAAGTCAAGTATCTGGCTTGGAAGATAATAAGGGAGCGTTGATAGTGCCAAGTCATGAAATTCTGGGTCCATGGCGCCCCTTATATATTCAACGCATTGGGGGTAATATATTTTTCCCGCCGCAATTTCTACGGTCTTACGTAGCTGTGTTGGATTCAATAGGAACCTCCAACAAGTCACGCATGATCATGATGCCAGTGCTAAAGTCGGTAGTGATGGTTTGCATGCCGTTCATGGCAATGTATTGACCCTCAGCTATCGCCTTTAAAGGAAACACCATTCGCGCAGGCTGATAGTCATACTTGTAAATGAGAATCGGAACATACTCCTCTTTTGCAGAGACGCATGCCTGATCCCACCAATCATCTTTATGCCAACTTCCTTTAGCGTATCGCTTGGCTTCAATCATTAAATTATGAAAGACAATGTCTCCATGACCCTTGTCTTGATACTGCTCTAGGTTGCGCTTCAAATGATCTGCACATGACCCGAACTCATCCCTGAATATTCGAATCAAATCCCTTTCAAACGCATGTCCCTTTGCTCGACCATTAATCATCTAATGTTTCCACTAACCACTGAAGATACACGGCGGCTTTTTCAAGTGACTGTCTCGCACCATTCGGGTGTACCTCATATCTCCAAACATACTTTTGGATATTGCCTTTCAGGTATCCCCTAAACTGCTCAAGCTCCATTGAGCTTTTAATCGCTTGTATGCACTCAATTGCATCAGGTGTTTTTTTATAGTGCTGTGGCTGGTTAACTGCATCCCATTGTTCTGGGGTCACGTCATCAATGCTATTCTGCCCTTGAGCGGACGAACTCAAGAAGCTCATGCTCCGAGCCATACCTTCTTTCAAATGCCCGTTTGAACGGGTGCCTGCTTGTGTAGATTTCATTGTCTTCACCTCCACGGTGATGTTTGTAACATAGTGGTAGGGTTTTCAGGTGCGCTTCAGGCTTGGTCTTACCATCAATATGATGTACCTCGGCGGGACTAAACACCCCGTGATATTTCTTGCACACACAGCATCCAAGCTGTGTTATTAAATTCATCCATGCCTTCTCTTCCGTGTTGGGTGCTCTACCCTTCAACGTTATGCTCCGTAGACGCGGCGTTCCGCTCGTTCTGACGCTAGCTTTGACTGCCAAGCCTTAAACTCAACTTCAGCCGCCATTAGGTCAGCCTTTGCTGAAGCTAAAGCACCCTTTGCCATCCCTTTTTCAAGGCGTGCGGTGAAAACGTTTTCATCTTCATCCGCAAATCTCTCCTGCCCTGCATTAGTCTTAGTGCCTCTCGCCTCTGCCTGAACCTTGCACTGAGCAACCAGTTTTTTTTCTTCAGCCTCTGCTCTTGCGACTTGAACCTCGGCTTTCTGTAGCTGGATACCTGCGACTCTAATCGCGTCTGCAAATCTCTCTATATCTTCCATTTGTTAATCCTTTGAATAGTTAATGTAATATCTTGGTCTGCCGCCTCTCCTGTCTTTGTATTGACAGGTTTCGTTATCAAACTCAAAGCCAACGCGACCCTCATACATACCGTTTCTGTTTTTCAGTATTTCTAAGTAGGTGTCCCATTGCTTTGTGTATTTTTCCTCTGGCTCTTCGCCTAGCATCTCTGCCTGCTCAATTGCCTCAGACTTTCTTTTGTTCTTCCACACAGAGATAAACCCATCAGCTAAATCTGTGATTGAGCCTGAGCCCTTAACGTCATATTTATTTGGAGCGGAATACTCCGACTCACCCTTTCGAACGTGAGTAACAATAAAAATTGTGACGGGAAACGAAAGCTTGAAGTTGACTAGCTTTTCAATGAATCTTTGCTGACCTTCATAATCATCCTGCCTAACCATATTTGTTAAGCTATCGACTATAAAAACATTAATTCCATAACGCCTATATGCATACTCAAAGCACGCCATTAGGTCTTCGGGTTTGGGGGTGAGCTTGTCCACAAATAGCCATAAATTTGGAGCCATCCATTCAAGAAGTTTGGACCTATATGGTTTTGGAGGGTTGGCTGATCCTGCTGACTGGCGTAACATTCGACCCATCGTTGCCTTTGGCGTCATCTCCATTGATGCTATTAAAACTTTTTGATCCTGCTCTACAGCATTGAGTGCAAGCTGGTTAAGCCACATGGACTTACCATGCCCGTTGATACCTGCAATACCCCACAACTCCTGAGGTCTAAACCTAATATCCTCTTCATCTAGCTTTGCCCAACCGCTACCAAATCCCTGCTCGTCATTAGCACGGTTATCAAAAAAGTCATCTATATCTGTTTCAAAATCAAGGACTGCTCGAAGGGTTTCGGGATCTTTCCATCTTGCCTCTTCATAAGCACAATTGAGCATCCATTTAGCCTGCTCGTATCCTTCTTTAATTAACAGATCATTAATATCTTTTGTTGGTAGAGTGACTCTGTAGCATCGATCGCCAAGCCTGTTCATGATTTCTTCTGCGGCTAGCTCACCCTGCTCATCCATATCAGTGGCAATTATTATTTCTTCAAACCGAGAAAGGTTTTCGTACTCATGAGCAATCCATTTTGTTTGCTTGGCACCCTTACCACCACCCATGGGAACACTTAAAGCAGGGAAGCCTAGCTCTGTGCAGGCTATTGCATCCCACTCACCTTCTGTAATCCATACCTTGCGGCAATCTGCTGGCATTGTTTGCCAGCCAAAAAGTATAGGTTTTAGATCTTTTTGCGTGCTTGGGTTTCCATCGTGATCGACTGGCTTGGTTTTAAGAAATACCTCTTTGCCGCTGGGGTCGTAGTAATTAAATACAACATCCTTTCCTCCGCGACCTTCTGTCTCATATATCTTGTGGCGGAAACATATCTCCCCTACATCTTTGAAGCCTCTCTGTTCCATATGTTTATGTAAGGCTTCTCCGCTTACTTGTGGTGGTGGCTTTGGTTTGGTGTAATTCTTTTTTTCCGCCGTTGCTATTTTTTTTGCAGGACTTCTATCCCTTATGGCGTATGTTTTTTTAGCCCAATCCATCGCTTCAGTAAGCGAGTAGCCGTTACGATACTGTATAAGGTCGAGTAGATCCCCGCCTTCTCCAGTAGCAAAGTCCATCCACTTTCCTGATTGATCACCTGTAAGATAGATAGACATAGACCTACCCTTCTCACCTTGTATAGAGCCTACCTTGTAACAGCCTGACTCCATCTTTCCCTCTGGATATAACTCGTGGCACACCGATGCGGCGTGACTAGCGAGCTCACTACTTAAATCTTTAACATTCATTTAACTGCCCCCAATAAATCATCATGTCTTGATATGTTTTTGAAACACTTCAAGGCTTGCCAGTCAGGTTGACCTACTCTCTGCCAGCCTCTTGATATGGCAAACTCCACAACCTTGTTCATATCAAACTTTTCGTTTTGCATGACCTCGAAATCATGCGTTTGTCTTGTAATTGTTGCCTTAGCAACCTTTCTGTTACCGTTACCCTCAACCTTGTAATTCCACCACGCTTCCCACGCTTTTTTTGAAACACCCGTAGGGCATTTGTTGAGGAGCGCTTCTTTCCAATGTTCTTCTGTAGTAATAGTTATTCTTTGTGGCGGATTATCCGTAGCCGGATTACCCGTAGACGGATTACCCGTAGACGGAAAATCAGCCTCGGTGTTTTTAGTAGTAATCTTTACTGAATCTGGAAATTGATTGCGGGTATCGGTAACCAACCAGTCGTAACCACCAAACTGCCCCTTGCCATCCCTGCTTGCGTGCTTCTTAAGGTACCCGCTAGACTCTAGGCATTTTGTAATAGACTGCATTTTGGTTTTTCCTACAGCAAAGACAGTGCATAGCTGGGTCTGAGTTACCTGCCAGTCTTCAACATGAGACAACAAGTAAACCAACACTCCCAAGGCTTCAGGTGTTAGACTGTCCTCCCGTGCATCAGATGCTGATACACCTCCACGCAGGAGTAAGTTTGGTAGCTTGGTGTAATGGGTGCTGTCATTAAAGGCGGGTCGATAAATCATAAAGAAGAAAAAGCATCCGTGTAGTAAAAGTAATCTATATAGGTCTATACTAATCTAGAAGTGTACATTTACGCAACTAGTCTTTAATCATCTATGCATAAATAAATATATTGACTTTATTATATTAGTAGGCGTAAGATCGCGAGAAATACCTATGGGCTATCTTGCCATGAGGTAACATGGAGAAATGCTATGAACAAAGAAGAAAGGGCAAAGTTTTTTAACTCAGCCCTAGATAAAGCTGGGGTGCCAAACTGGGGAAGGAATGCCGAGATAGTAAAGCGCATCAAATGTAGTCCTGCTACTGCCCAAGGCTGGTGTAGAGGATCTTTACCAAGTGATCCAGAAACTCTTGTATCTGTATGTGACGCTTTCAATGTAGATTTGTATGCTTGGGTTGACGGCAAGTCTAGAGGTTCAACAGCTATCGATAGTGACAAAATGCTGAGCGCAATTATTCAGGCAAAAAGTCTATTTGAAGCTGTTGGAATGAACTTGGAGACAAGCCAGTACGCCAAGGTAATATGTTACTTATACACGTTGAACGGAGAAGGTGACGTTATTGAAGCCATCACAGAACTCATAAATGAGTAATCTATAGGTAATTATTTTAATCTATAAGTGTTGATTTATAATCCATAGAGTAATATTATGTAGTTAGCTTAACAAAGGAGCTAATTACATGGATATGCTTAATCGCTCAGAGATCTGGGCAACCCTATCTAAAAAAGACGTAAAACCCTACTGCACAGAAACCGAAGTCATCGGTGACGTGATTCTAAAATATCTCCCTTGGATGCGTGCTCACGCAATTATGATGAGCCTGTATCCTGAGTATAGTTGGGAGTTCACAGAAGATCCCGAAGGCAGAGAATGTCACTACTTTGATGATGGTTCTGCTGAGGTGCGTTGCCGCATGACTATAGGCGAGCACACTAATATCACCGCACTGCCAGTACACCGTAACGGTAAACCTATCCCCTCGCCTAGCGCAATGGACATCAACACAGCAAAGCAAAGATGTCGAGTTAAGGCTATGGCTGAGTTTGGTCTTGGCTATCAGATGTGGCTGAACGATGCAGAAAGCAAGCCGAAAGAGGTACCTTCTGAGCCGGTAGAAGAAACCGTTGATGAGTCAGAATTAGTTAAAGCCCTTTGGAACAAAACTAAAATTGAAGAAACCAAGACGTTTGGTGATGCACAAAAGCTGTATTCACGGTTTACCAAAGGCTTACAGAATCGCGGATGGACTGATGACTCGGGTCGCTGGGAAGCATTGTGCAAGAAGAACGATTGGAGGGCTAAGAAATGAGTTTAGCTGTCCAAGGTTCTCCCGAATGGCATAAAGCCAGAGCGGGAAAAATTAAAGCTTCTGTATGTGCCGCGCTTGAAGGCAAGCACAAATACATGAAGTCAAAAGACTTGGTTCGTCAGGAAGTAAGAGCCCTAGCTGGCTCTGAATCTGAATTTAAGATGGTACCGGCAGTAGCACACGGTCAGGTTATGGAAGATACCGCTCGCATCTTTCTCGAGAAGACTCAAGGGTATACCGTTGAAGAGACTGGGCTAGTTGTTCACCCCAAGTATGACTTCTTAGCCGCCAGCCCTGATGGTTTAGTTGGTTTAGACGGGTGCGTTGAGATTAAGTGCCCTTACCCGCAATACACCAAACAACCCTACTCTGTTTTTGATCCTGCAAAGTCTGTTTATTTGTGGCAGGTATACATGCAGATGGAAGTTCTTGACGCTGACTGGTGTGACTTTATCTGCTATCTAGCTAATAACGAGACTAGTGAGCCGCAGTTTACTATCGAAAGAGTTGAGCGCAAGCAGGACTTTTTGACTGAGCTTGTCAGTAGAAAGTATATGCCTCAGCCTGAGAAGGGAACCATATCTAGACTTGATTTATATCAGGCATGGCACAGATGGATCGCTGAACAGCACCGAGACCCTGAGACTCGCAAGTTGCACACCGCACCTATTGAGACAGAGTGCGCCGAGGTCGTAACTAACGATGAAGATCTAAACTCCTTAACAAAAATTCAAAACCGGATACATGAAATAAAAGACCGTATTTCGGATGAGCTAGAAATTCTAGACATTCTTTCCACTAGTTCAATGGACTTAAAGAAAAGCATTGCTGGTCGTTTCGATTCAAGCGTTTCTAATGGAAAGACAACAGTAAAGATAACAAGCAAGACCCCACCAATAGACTACAGGAAGGCATTTGAGTTTCTAGGTGGCGAGGACGAAGTCCTCAACAAAGACGAGAGTATCGATTCCTTCAGAAGGACTACCGGTACTAAGCAAGTAACGATCTTACATGGAGATCAACTATGAAAACCCCAACAGCGTTTGAAAGCCTGAAAGCAGGTAAGGGTCGTTTGTACCCGATGGATAAAGAAAAGAGAGTAGCGGAATGGAATCGCTTAAAGCAATACGACTGGGCGACTAAGGCACACGTGCCCAAGTTTGAAGGTTATATAAAGATTAATCAGGATGTTATCGACGAAATGACCCTTGCAATGAACGCACAGGGTGGCGAGTTCAGATACAACCTAAAAGTTTGTGAGCAGATGGGTGACGATGGTGAGCTGAAGCAGTTCAACATTGATTACTGGGTGCCAACCAAACCAGCGAAGTCAAAGCCAGTAGCAAGTGCGCCTGTCGATGACTTTTTAGATGATGATGTACCATTTTAAAGGATAAATTATGCCACTAAGAATCACCCGTGCCGTTGACTCGGTACTGTATGGCGGGTGGGATCTAGACCCCTCGGATTTAGAGGGGTCATGTGACCATCGAATTTGGGTGAGGAGGGTTAGGGACACAGACAAGCATCAGGATGCGTTGATAAACATTGAGTCACAGCAAGGAGTGACTGAAGAGATTATAAATATTGACGAGCCAATGATGGTTGATCACGGAATAGAGTTAAAGATGGTTGGGGTACAGCGCTATCACCTCAAACCCGAAAAGCACTGCAAGGTTTGTGATCGAGGAGATCACTTTAAATCGAAGTATGTTCCGCAGGCACGCATAGCAGTCGATGCCCCGCGTGAATACGAAGTCATCAGGCATGATGCTAGGAAGAAAAGATGAATGAAGATACTGTAATAGAGATAGACGGTAACAGTTACCGAGCAGGAGACTTGTCGAAGACCTGCATACAGAAGATTAATTCTGTGGCGCAGAGTCGTCAAGCGCTTCAGCTTGTAGCCTCTTTAGTTAACCATGCACAGCATGGCATTGATGTGGATTTAAAGGAAGCACTAAAACTTCTTCCTGATCCTGTATCTGACTCCCCCTCCTCGAAGGATGCAGAACAGGAAGGCTAGCAATCCTCCTCACTGGCTTGGTTCACCAGTGCTAGATAACGAACCCTAGACATTTGACCCCTTGGTGTAGATAATAATCTGGCTGATGGGTCTCTCACAAGGAGGCTTATATGAGTATGACGTTTAAAGAAGTTGCAGAGATGTATGTGCAACAACCGACAAAAAAGTTTGCACGTAAGCAGAAGCATTGCTTGCAGATAGTTGGCAAGATTTGCGAGAAAATTGGCAATGAACCTATTGCTAAGTTTCAGCGCAAGCGCCCTGTTCTTGAGTATGTGACAGCGGTTAGGGCACAGCAGTCAACTAGGCGTGCTGGTAAGTTGGTAAGTAATGGGTATGTAAATAGCCACATTGTTTTCCTTAGAGCAATTTTGGTTTTCGCAAGGGATGAGCTTGAGATTATTGATCGAGTTCCTTTGATTAAAACCTTAACGGAAAAGAAGCGTGACACATATCTTACGCCGGAACAGGTTCGTAATCTCATGCGTTGGTTGGATGAGTTGCGATCAGACATGGTGGAGTTTGCAGTTAATACAGGGCTGAGAAACAGTAATGTTCGACTGTTAAAGTGGTCGGATCTTGCGGATGATTTATCAGCATTGCATGTTAGGGCTGAAGATTCTAAGAACGGTGAGCCTACAGCGATCCCTTTGAATACGGATGCGCGTCGTGTGTTGAGAAGACGTAAGTCCAAGTGTAAAAGTTTAGAGGATCGTTATCCTTATTTAAAAGGCAAGATAGATTATGTTTTTGCTAAGGAATCGAATCGCCGTGAAGTGAATGGTACGCCGTATGCAGACTGTAAGGCTGTGTCTGGTTCGAACTGGCGTAAAGCGTGTCGTCAGGCAGGGCTTCCAGATGATGTTGTGTTTCATACACTGCGGCATACATTTGCAAGTTGGCATTTACAGAGTGGAACGAGCGAGTCAACACTGCAAGAATTGGGTAATTGGCAAAGCGAGCGTTCAATGAAAAGATATGGTCATCTGTCGATGAAATTTAAGAAAGAGGCGGCTGGCAATATCAGTGGATTATTGAGGAGTGATCTTTGATTTTTCACGTGGTGGTGTTGACCTTAACCTTAAGTATTAGTTAGCCAACACCTTAGCTTGGGTACTGTTTATTTATACAGAAACCCGCAACCTAGAGAAGGTTACGGTAAGCGACAAAAAAATCACGTGTAAGTAGTTGATTTTATTGCCAAAAAAATTGGAGCGGGAAACCGGGTTCGAACCGGCGACCTCAACCTTGGCAAGACATCGGCATGTGATCCTATATAAATCAATAACTTACGAGAGACTCATCAGAAATGTCGTAAAATTGTTGACCGTAACCTTTCCTTAAAAGAAAGGTCTTAAATAATGAAAAATACTGATAAATTAATTGCCGATATAAACAAGTTTGCAGACCAAAAAATCAAAGAAACAAAGCGAGACGCAAGCGTGATAAAAGGCATGGTGTTTGACTACCTTAAGCAGGAAGCATGCACCCTAAAAAACTGGCATGTAGCCGCTTGGATCCTTATAACCATACTATTTTGTTCTTCTGCCTCTATATAACTAAAAGTTATAACGGGTATAAAAACAAAGCATTTCCCCTAGTAGTAAGTAGCACCTAGAATGCCTCTTCATTAACCCGAAGAGGCTTTTTTTAGTGATTACAGTATGTGTTTTGGTAGTGTTTGGCTTGGCGTGTATAGGACTGCAAGACTTGAGGAAGAAGTAACTACTTCCCCTCAGCCTTTCGGTATGCCTTGTTAAAGATATCAAAGATCTTGTTTTCATTAACTTCAAGCTCTTCAAGTAGCTTTCTTCGTTTCTCCTCTCCTAATGAGCCTGCACCGTAGTTCTGTTTCTCAACCATTTTTCTTGTTTTAGAGATCCTTCTAAGGTCTCTGTTTGCCACCTCGTAAAGATTCTTACCATTATACTTAGGGTCAAGAAGCGGGATGAAATCTTTAAACTCTTTCTGAAGTCTAGCCACTTCCGTCACGTCTGTAGCTTCTTTAAATCTAGTTACAATTTTACGGGTCTCTTCCCAGTTTTCATAAAACTCGAATCGGTCTGCATAATCTGAGGGTGACTCAAAGAAACCACCAACCAACGGTAGGTCTTGCTTGCGGTAGTCTTCGTCAGAAAGCATACGACCTGCGATATCAGTTGTCTGACTACCAAATCGACCCAAGCCGCCAAGGAAATATTCATAAGCATATTGCATCTTATCTGGATTGATGGAGATGGATCCGTCTCGGTACTTATCACCCCCAGTAGCATCGTTGAGGAACTCAGCCGGAACAGTAAACATCTTGTCGGTTGATCTTCGAGAGTTATAAGCATTGGCTCG